TTTATTGCAACTTTTGTATCTGAGCCATTTTCTGCATCTTCTGAAATAGCATACTCTTCAAGAGATACTTTTATATTAGTGTTAAATAGTACTTTATTACCTAATTCCCTCGATACAATAAATTGAAATGGCTTACAATCAGTTTTTAATAGTTCCAGTTTACTTAAAAAGAATTGAACATCCCTAAAAGCTCCACGATAGAATGGCAACTTATTATGTGTAAATTCTGCTTCAAAACTTATTTCAGATAATCCTTCTTTTTTTAGTATGTTTACTTCTCCAGTATTTATCAAATCAACTGTCTTGTTTTTATTTGTAACTTTAATCTCTAACTTTGGCGGAGGTATTGGTAATTGTACTCCATCTAAATAAAAGTCATAAGCCATTTATATCCCTCCTTTCTAAACTATTCCTTCTGCTGATACAATCATAGCATCATTCAGTTTTTCAGTTAAGACATTAACTATTCCATCAACATCTGTATCTTTACTTATGTTATTTGTATTGTTCATATCAATTTTTATGTTTACCCCTGTAAATCGGTTTATTGTTTCCTGTTCTGCAATATCTCTAAGATATTTTAAGTCTTCTTGACTTTTATCCATTGTTTTAGCCATTTTAGCTGTATTTCCTGCTGTATCTTTTGCTCCTTTTGCTGCGTCATTTAAAGGTGAATTAAGACCTGCTGAACCAAATCCATCTCCTAATCCATATTTGTCATCCCAAAGGTCATCTAGACCTAAATCTTTTTTTGCCTTTTCTGCTATTTTGCTAATATCGAATTTATCTTTTATATTAGTTTCTAATTTATCTCCCCATTTATATCCTGCATCCCAAGCTTTTCCACAATTAAATCTGTCAAAATGCAGTTTATTAGGGTCCATTAGTTCAACTTTTATCTTAGCTTCTCCTGCTACTTTGTCAGTCCACCCTTGTAATTTATCTTGCCAACCACTCACTGCATTTGCTAGATTTGAGCCAAATATGGTATCTATTGCAGATGCTATGCTTCTTAATATACCTAATACCGCATCAGCCATTCTAGATACCGCCCTTATGACAGAGCCGATCGGGTCGTCTAAAAAGTTAGCAAAGAACTCTGCAAAGTTTGCTAAACTATTATAAATTAAAGCTACAATATCTATAATTAAGTTCCCTGTTGCAATAAATAAATTTCCTACAAAAGCAGCTGCAACTGATATTGCACCTGCAACTATACCTATAGCAGATACACTAGTCCCTGCAAAATGATTGAATATTGCTACTCCTACAAATAAGACTGCTACTAAAGCTATTATTCCTGCAACTATCCAAAAAATCGGACACGCCAAAATAGCTGCATTTAAACCCCATTGAGCAACTGTAGCCATTTGAGTTTCTGTTAATTCTGCATGTATTGCTAAAGCATGTATTGCAGAAGCAATTGCTAAGGCATTTTTTGATATTTTGCATAAAGTTTCCCAAAGCCATATACTTCCTAATGCAATCAAATAAGTACCTAAAATCCCTACAACCCCTGCTATAATTGGACCTATTATACTCCAATTTTGTGCAAATATATTAGCAAGGTTTAATGCTTGTGTTACTATCCAGCCTAGTGCTTGTGAAATTAAACTTATCCCAACAATCATTGTGTTTGAAAAACTTTGAAAAGCTGGGCTCCCTAATATACTTATAATTCCATTAAAAATGTTAAAAAATACATTACCTAAAACATATAATCCGCTGATAAAATTATCTATAAAGGTTCGGAAACCTCGGCTAGACATAGATTGTTCTATTTTTTTCTGTATAACACCAAAAATCATGACTGCATTATTTTTTATTGATGTCCAAATCTGTCCAAATGTATAAGGCATCTTCTCGAACTCTGCATTAGTCTGCTCCGCCGCTGAAAGTAAGGAGTTTTTTACAATATCTGCTGTTAACATTCCTTCACTTGCCATACCTCTTATCTTCCCTATATCGACCTCGAGATAATCGGCAATAGACTGAATAATATTAGGTGCTGACTCAAACACAGCATTTAGTTCCTCGCCTCTTAACACGCCACTTCCTAAACCTTGTGTAAGTTGTAAAAGTACTGAATTAGTTTCTTCTGTTGTTGCTCCTGCAATTACAAATTTCTTGTTAAGTTGTTCCGCGAATGCTACTATTTCTTTTGTACTACTAAATGCTTTGCCTGCATTCATGCCCACTCTGCTTACAATTTTTGCAGTATCTAAATAAGATGCTCTTGCTCTTTCCGCTGATTGAAATATCATTTTGTTGAGTCCTCCATCAGATTGTTGCCCGTCATTTATCATAGCTAGTCTCGCATTAGTACTCGTCATTTGGTCACTTAAATTAATCAAACCACCAACACTTCTCAATCCAATATAAGTTGCTACTAATCTTTTAGCATTTTCTACTAACTTATCTGTACTACTTGCTCCTTTTCTAACATCATCATTAAATCTTTTTTGTTGTTCATCAGCTTCTCTTATTTGTTGTTCTAATCTATCAAACCCAGCTTCTGCACGTGCTAGTTCTTCTCTAGCTGTTCTAATACTATTAGCATCTATAGCATTGCTAGATGTTCTTTGTAATTGCTCGAATGAACTTAATACAATATTCATAGCATTATTCATGTGTCTAAAAGCAGGTGTCATTCCGTCGAAAATTCGGATAGATGTTTGTATAGTTGCCATTTTTAACCTCCTTTCTTTTTTAACATAATATAAGCACTTACTTATTTTTAAGTAAGTGCTTATATATTATAAATTTAGCAATTCTTTTTTCTTAGCATCAAATTCTTCTTGTGTAATAGCTTCCATATCTAACAAATTCTTATATTTTAATATTTCATCAGCTGTAGAACTAGATATAGACTTTTTTTTGTCTTCCATTACATTATATTTTGTAATTATTGATAGTATTGATAATATTTCTTGAGCATCAGAAAAAGCTTTCTGATAAATAGAAGAGTTTGTTTTTACTTTACTATTAATTAAATTTATATATTCAATTGGATTATTTATGTCCTTTACAGTTATTTTTATTTTAAATATTTCTACAACTTTTCTACTTGTTTTTTTACCTGTAATTCCTCCAACTACAGCCCCTGTACCTCCGAATAAGACTCCTCCAGTTATAGCACGACCTAAACCACCTTTAACTATAGTTTCTCCATCTTCCAAAAGTTCAAATTCTAATATATCATCAAATTTTATTATTTTCTCTACTAATATTTGATTTCTATTTTTATATGATATTTTTAAAAGATTTTGCTCTTCATCAAAAGAAATTGAAGAATTTATACTTTTTGTCTCGGTGAACTTCTCTAACAATTTTAAATTTTTCTTTTCAACTTCTATAAACTTTTTCATTCCTTCTGAGTTTGACATCATTTTCATAATACTAGTTACTTTTAAAATATTTTCAGAGAAATCTATGTACTTGCAATTACAAGCTGTACAAAAATTTTCACCTTCTATAGATGGCATAAGTCCTTTTTCGCTTCCGCAAATACAACAAGGTTTCTTATTCTTTTTACTAAACAATCCCATTTATTTAATCCCCCAGTACAATTTTTAAATATATTATACTATATTAGTAAAATTTTTACACCAGAGATTATCTTCTTCTACCTCTCTTTGCATCTTTGTCAGCTTTTTTAGCTTCTTCTTTTTCTTCTTCTACTTTGATATCTATAGAAGCAGCAACAAATGCTTTTTCATCAACTGGTAAATCCATATATTCATGCGGTTTCCATTTAAACTTATGAAGGCAATAATGAGCTATATTAGAATCATAATCACCTTCATAAATTAGTTTTTTGCTTCTTCTACCTTATCCTCAAATGAATTATCAAATCCATTTATATCCAAAACCTCTTGGACATATTCTGTATATTCACCAGGAGTTAACATTGCTTTAAGTAGCTGATTAGCCCCCATGACTCTATAACTATCCTGTAACATTGAGTCATTCAAATCAGGAAAAACTGTGCAAGCTATACTTAGTTCTTCGTAATATTTATTGTAGTCAGTTACAGTATTGTATTGTCCTGTATGTTTACCTTTTTTATTTAAAATTGGCTCTCTCTTTGGACAGTTTTTTCTTATTGCAGCATCTTCTTCTGAAGATAATGCTCTTATTTCCCATTCTATCGCTTTCCCTTCTTCATTTATAAATCTATTACTTGCTACATACTTTCTATTCTCTACTTTTATTGCATTTTGACTTAAAAAAGCGTTTAAATCTCCCATATTATTCTACCTCCATAACTAAATATTTTGTTTGTTTTTCTATTGTTGTAATACCATTTTCATCTAATTTGATTGTTATTGTAATTGGTTTTAATGATGAACCTTCAATTGTGTCAAGTGCCAGTTTATCAGCAATATCTACTAAAAATAATCCTGCTTTTCTATACATCTCCCCTACACATTCTTCTATCTTTCTTTTATTACTATAGTCAAATGAAACTGAGTCTTTCATTTTGTATTTATCTTTAATTTTAACCATCTCCTTATTTATATAAATATAAAATACACATCTATAATTTATAAATGTGTGTTTTATTCCATTCCATTTATTATATTGAACTTTTCAACCAATTCCCAATCCTCGCATGTAAAGTCCATATCTTCATCAAGATACTCACCATCTGCATCAAATTTAACTATAATTCCACTGTCCATGTTGCAATCCTTAAGTATTATAGTTTGACGTCCAGCTGAACTCGTTGGGTCTTCATTTGTTACCTGTATATCAAAATAAATATCTTCACCAGTCTCTTTGTACCTATAAAGAAGCTCTCTAAATATAGAAGTATTGTAGTGAAATGTTGCACTTCCTGTGTATTTGCTTCCAGTACTTTTATTCCCTTTTGTAGTGCTACCTAAGATAGGAACTTCACTTTTATTTTTTTCCATCTTAGCTTCTAAGTTAATAGCTTGCATAAAATTATATCTTTTACCCTCGATAGTAACATAGCATTCTGCCTTAGATGCACTTATTGTATCTCTTGCTTTTATTTGCTGAAACATATATCACACTCCTCTCTTAACTAACTGAAACAGTCATATAAAGCTTACTCATAGCATTTATAACCTTAACAGCATCAGATACTATGACAGTTTTCTTATCATTTCCAAGCTCTACACTAACATCATCAGTTTTAAAATCTTCTATTGCCCTTATATTCTCTAATTCTTTATGGTGTTTAACAACATCATTCCAGAAACTTATTCTTCCTGCCTTATCATTCGGAACTTTACCTAAATACTTTTCATTAAATAAAGTTGCAATATCATTAGCAATTTGGTCAAGTACTCTAACACTTTGGTTACTTGAAAAATCGTCATTTTTATCATCTGTAAATGATACAAAAGTATTTATGTCCTCTAACACATGAACTTCATCACCAACTTTATGAAATATAAATTTACCACTCTTTAGTGCTTCTTCAAGTTGTATTTGAGTGTAATTTACACCAACATCAAACTCACCATCATACTTTTTATTAGTATTAGATTTATTTATATC